GGTCCTTTGCATCTGGGTGTTCACCTAACTTTGTACACTCAATGGATGCAGCCCATATGGCTAAGGTTATTGAAGCATTCCCTGGGACCTTTGGGGCTATCCATGATTCATTCTCTACCCATGCTTGTGACATAGATAAATTAGTCGAGCACACTAAGTGGCAATTTGCTATGCTATACAACGTAAACAACTTCTTTGATAGAATACAATCCATGTTGATTGAAAACTTCAAAGGGTACTCTGTACAACAACCCGAGCTAGGAACCCTCAAAGTAGAGGAAGTAGTTAGCTCAGATTATTTCTTTTCTTAACCTAAGGATTACATATGAAAAATAAAAAAGTATTAACAATGCCTGGTGTCGTAGATACAGACACACCAGTTTTAACGGAAGATCACTTCAAGATTGAGGAGGCTTTAGTCACTGACCTTGAAGAAATAATCCTTAAGTATAACGGTAGGGTATCTAACGTAGCCATCATTGGTGCGTTCCAACTCTACGCTAATATGATTTCCCTTGGGTCCTTGGAGGTAATGAATGAAGATGTCTAGTGGTTATGAAATATTTGAAGATCTGGAATCTAAAGTAGTTGATTGGGGGTGGTCTAAGGGTATCCTTACAGATGCTCCTCCGTCTACTGAGCGTAAGCTAAAGCAGTTCTCCAAGACAGAAGAGGAAGTAATAGAGTTGTTTGATGCCATCAAGGCTGAGGACAGAGAGGAAGCTGTGGATGCTATTGGTGATATACTTGTAACACTAATCATGCAATCAAAGCTTTGGAACACTAACCTGTACGATTGTCTCAATCAAGCCTATGAGGTTATCAGTACACGAACAGGGCGAATGGTTGACGGCGTATTCGTAAAGGATGAGTAATGAATTTTAGTATTAAAGATACCATTATATCTGGTGAGCTAAGAAATGGAGTGGGTATTGACCTTGAGTTTGTAGACTCACGGCCAGTATGGACAATGAACAGAGAGACTGGTGATATAGATACCATGTGTATGGAAGGGGTTATAATCCTCTTACCATTTATTAATATATCAATCGGTAAAGTATATAAGGAAGTGGAGTATGAGTAAGAAGTCTTATAACATTATGAGGCATGATGGCATTGATGATATGGATTACGTTGAGGAGTTAGGACTAGACCCTAAGCTAGCGTACACACCAGAGATCAATGATGCTATCATCGAACATGTAGCTGCAGAGAACTTTGCAGGGTACATTGCCCAGGGCTTAGACCCTGAGGTAGCTGAAAGTATGGCTAACGATCTAGCAAACAAAGCTAGAGCTACCGTTAACCATGCAGAGCCTATCTTAAATAAGAAAGGTTATTAAAAAAAAGGACCCCAATTAAGGGGTCCAAGAGGGGCCTTAGCGGGCCCCTTTTTTTATTGCTATTAGTATAAGTCGGGTAAGTTCCTATCCCTCGTCAAAGGTCTTAAGGACTTTGCTAAGTTTTAAATCGTCAGCAGCATACTGTAGTACCTCTGCTTCAGTACCCATAATATCATAATCCTTTTTGATATTCTGAGCTACCTTCCTTGATCTTTCATTCGCATTCCTTACTAACTTGCTAACTTGTGCAGGGATAGTATCACCCAGTTCATACTCATTCTTAAGTAAGAACTCCTGAGCTGCAAACAAGTCTAAGTATGTAGCACCTTCACCCAATAACTCTTGACGCAAATCCCTACCTACTTCCTTGAGGTCTGGATCAGCTGAAGTTAATCGGATTAGTTTACTGGCTATATACCCTACTAACATTCCATGTTCTTCCTGATCTATAAGTTTCTTAGGAGACTCTTCAGCCATCCGCTTAAACTCTTTCCTTCCATAGACAACATTCCCTGTTACATTATCTTGTAAACTTTTAAGAACCTTACCATTAGTTGTTAGATCAACCCATGAATTATTAATAGCTTGTCTTGATGCTTGCATAGAACCTAGGTCAGTCACAATAGCGTCATAGATAGGTAAAATAAAAGGTGTTCTACCACCATTCTGCTTAGTAATATTATTCCAGTTCTTACCTGCAAAAACATTAAGCATAGTAGCACCATCAAAACCCTGACCAAAAGCAATCAGTATAGAACCTCGGGCTCTTGCACCAATCATACCTTGCTTCTCAGCATGAGGACTAAACGTAGAAACCTTAGGCTTAATAACAACCTTAGTTTCTGGGGGTAGTCTATCTAGCTGACGTTGCAAAGCTTCTTTTTGTTTAGGTGTTTTAGCTTTCTTAATCTGGGCTTCTAGTTTCTTACGGCTTATTTGTCTACCACCTTTGTCTATTGGTGGTGCAGGTCTAGTAGCATATTGCTTTTTAGTAGGGTCATCTTTAGTAATAAACCCACCAAAAGAAATCTTACCACCAGCTGCACTGTCTAATACTACAGGTCTATTATACATAGAAGATACTTCAACAAACCTTTTCAGACTAGATGCAAAATTAGTTATCTCACTACCTAAAGTTAACTCGATAGCTAAATTCCTAAAATCGTTAAGGAACTCAGCAGCTTTAGGGATACCCCCAGGGAAAGCATCTTCAATAAGAGCCTTAAGTTCTGGGTCACCTAAGATAGTGTCATATACAGATCCAATTAAATTAGGTAACTCTTGACCATAACTAAACGTCATAAGTGGCATTTTTTTAAAAGTAGTTTCATTGCGGTCATCAGAGGCAATTTTAATTATCTCTTGTAGCATAGGTACTTGAGTTTCATTATAACCATACTTACGCATCCATGCGGAATCATATAGTACACCTAAATCGTCTGATAAAAACTCTTGAAGGTTTTGTTGTAGTGTAGCTCTGATATTACCTTCATAAGCATCCCTGTTAGGTATATCCTTAAAGTTTCCAAGGATTTTCTCCTGACCTGCAGCCCTCTTAACTCCAACCCTATATAGTTTACTTTCCATACCTAATGCAGAAAACATAGAAGCTAGTCCGTTAGAAATACCATCAACCTCAATAGAGTTTATAGAAGTATGGAATGACTTACCTGCTTTCATAGATTCATCATACTTAGCCAAGTCTATAAGATAATCCATAACTTGTACAAAGTGTTTATGTGAATCAGGTTCAGCTGACATAGCATCTAAGAAAGACTTAACTTCAGTATCATTCATAATAGACTCAGGCATTGTAGCCTTAATACCATCTACACCAGAGATACCTTTAGGGGTAACCTTAACGTTTTTAAACTGACCCCTAGTTACTTCTGGGTTATAGTTATCTAACGCATCCTTAAGCTTAGACCCCATACTTACAAGTCGCTTGTACCTAGGAGACCTTTGGGTTATGTGCTGCCTTGCTCTATTAGTTGCTGCTTGTGGCACCATACCTGCACCATCAAAGAATAAGTACCCCATGTTTTCTAAGAAAGAAACTTCATTAGGGGAACCACTCATAGGGCGTATGTCATACTTAACACCAGACCCTACTACGTTACGTACAAGGTGATTGTTTTGAAATGACATCTTATTCTGATGAGTAGTTAGTCTTTGGGTAGCTCGTTGATTAAAATAAGAATAATGAAAAGTATCTCCATCATACTTAGCTAGATTCACAAGGACCTCAAGATTCTTATTAGCATGTTGATAGTACAGCTGCTTAATAACTTCAGGTTTAGTGTACTTTTCTACCAACTCTTCTCTAAACTTAATATTCTCATTAAGCCTATCAAGTTTAGCATATAAGAAAGGTAGTGGGTTTTCTTCTATTTGAGCCTTAACCTCTTCACGATCTATCTTATATTTCTCTACAAGACTTTGTTGTTTAGCAGCAATACTCTTAATCTTCAAGTATCTTTGAGGGCCTATATCAAACGCATCAAGAGTAAAGTTTGTACCTTCCTGTCTACCTTCTACAGGTGCAGTAGCAAGTGCATGAGCACCAAATAGTGTAGCAATCTTAGTACGTTGATTGTCAAACACTATGTTAACTTGGTGTGCGTTATACTTAGCTTCCTCTACTATAGACGGATCTCTATTAGGGTTCTGTCCTGTACTACCTCGTGCAGTCCTTTGCTCATACTGAAAGGTCCCCTCAGGTGATGTCTCAACCATAAGTGGATAGTCAAAGTCTACAGGTCTATACTTATCAACTTCACGCTCTAACGTATCCATACCTTCACGAGTCAATGCATAACCTCTAGTAGCTTCTCCCTTAATACCTGGAATTATTGTAACCATCTCTGGGTTAGCTTGAGCATAGGTATCTAAACCCCATTTAAAAATAAGCTCAAAAGCTTCAGGTGTAAAGTTTTCATAATCTGCCACATAAGAGTCAGAGGGTTCGCCTTCAATTTCAGAACGCATTTTACGTAAAGCCTTAAAAAGTTCACGACCTCCAGCCTGCATAGAAAAATCCTGAGATTCTTCCTTAGGCCTTCCCCCTTGATCTTCATCAAGTACAGCAATAGCATCCATAGCTTCTTGTTGTAGTAAAAAAGGTTCT